TTGATGAAAAACGCATCAGGGTCTGTCAAGAAGTGGTTAATTGTATAACCCTCTGGAAGCATACCCATATTCTTGATAGCGTTAATATCATTATCTGCTGAACCAGTACGAAGTGTAGATTCAAGCAAACGATCAGCTACAAATTGTAGTTGTGGCGGAACAATAAGCTTCATACCACGAAGAGCGATAATCATATTTCTTTCATCAACAAATGTAGAAATATCAATCAACGCATTTTCTAATGAAGTCTCATTTAAGTCTGCCGCAACTGAAGGCTCATTACGGAAAGTTCCTCCGCCTGCTAGTGGGTGGTTAGTAGCACAAAGCTCCACACCATCACCGCCTGCAAAGTTTGCGTCAAAAGCACTGTTAAGAACAGATGAAGCTTTAACTTGCTTTGTATGAGCCATTGAACGCGCTAGAGCCCGTGTGTAACGTGCGCCTAGACGATCATACAGATTATCTTCCATAGCCTCTTCTGTCAAAGCAAATGCAAGAGTTACTGTCTCATGCGTATACCTTGCAGTGTAAGCTTCAGAAGCATTGTCGAAGTTTACTCCAGCACCTTCTGCCTTTGTTTGGGCATTTCCAAAACCAACGAGCATTACCTCTTCTTCAAACGCACGGTCTGAAGATTCAGTGTCGAAGATTTCCGCATGTTCGTTGTCGTAACGATCATACTCCATACCAAAAAGGGCATTAAGACCTGGTTCCAACTCTTTTACGAGTTGCGCTCTTGAAATAGCCATTAATCAGTCTCCTTATGCCAAGCCAGCAGTGCCAGCACTGAACAGGTGATTGTTGATCATAACAACAACATTAGTATTGGCAGAGGAAACATCACTATTCTCAGGATCTTGAGAAATATCGATTGCTTTCAATGGCAATGTAGCAGTTGTTGCACCAGTTGTGACATCTAGCTCTAGACGAGCAGTACCAGAATTAGTATCTCCTACTGGGCTTTGATCTACAATGTCGAAGTTTCCAAACAAGTCGGCTACAGGGAATGCTGCATCGGCTTGAACTTCAAAAACAGCATGTGGTGAATCGATAACAAAACACTCGATATCAGAAGCTGCAATTGAACCTGGATATGAATTTGAAAAAGTTTCCTTTTTCGTTGTTGGGTCTGTGTAACGGCATCCGTTGAATACACCTAAAACAAAACCACTACCACCAGCGGCTATACGACCGATTGTTCCTGCTGTTAAAGCAGCCACCAAGTCACCTTGGAAAATCGGAGTAGTAGCGCTACTTGCGATACGGTATTTATTTTGCATTCCTACGAAGTCTGAGCCACTACCAGAGCGTAATGGCTTTAAACCAAAAGACGCATCTTTATTTGACATTTCGTTCTCCTAAAAACAAAAAATTAACTTTTGGATTTATTATTAGATCCAAAACTGACTGAACTGCTTCTCTGAGGCTGTAGTTTAGGCATAGCTGAATTTGATTCACGCATCCAATCCCTATCAACAGCATCCATTTGATTAGCAGTAACATTACGATAATGAGAATTACGTTGTTCCACAATTTCTTCAGGTATTCTTGCTAAAACAAGACCACCTACGCCAATCACGCCAGCGTTTTTACCTTCATCTAAAACAGGAGCGTCAAATTCTGGGTGATCTTCAGCTTTTACAAGCTCCCATCCTTCACGTCTTTTTTTATGAATATTGTTTCTGTCATCAAATTCCATGACGGACTCGCGTATCCATCGATGTTTATATCCAACAGGGGCTTCAGGAGCCTCTAACGCAGAAGGCGGAACCCAATCAGTTACTCTCGCTTTTTTTTCACGGGTTTGCGAATCCCTATTTGTACGATCAGACATTATGCACTCCTTTGTTCAATTTTAGCTTTTTCTAAAGCAAAACGCTCAAGCGGTATTTTCATTTTATTAGCAAAAGCCACCTCTCCAGGAGTAAGTTCTACCGCTTTTTTCCGCCCAGATTTAACAGACCGTCCGTTAGACGCAGGAGCTACAGATTGGGCTATATTCCGTTTCTCCTGAAACTTATTAGGCATTTCCACTCTCATACGCCTATCAATTTCTTTATAATAATCATCACTTGTCGGATCAAATCCCTCATCCGCAACAAGTTGTCTGTGGATTTCTTGAGCCGCCATTGTCATAATTCTATCTTGGTTAAACCAAGTATTTTTATCCATCCAACTAACAAGTTTAGGATCAAGAGGACGTTGAGCTTTCTGAGGTTGAGCATCGGGGGCTTTGGGCTCCACAGAAACTTCTTGCTCTTCTACTCTAGCCTTTTGTATTCTTAAACGCTCTTTTTCAATTGCTAAACGAGCTATTAACTCTTGAGCTTCAGAAAATTTATCCGTATCACCTAAGTCAAAAGCTTCTTTTGCAAGTCTCTTTGCTTCTGCTGTTTGAGATTCAATGCGAGTTCCATATTCGCCAACATAACCAGTATTTAACTCATCATATTTTTTTCTTAATTGTTCGTTTTCAGCTTCTTTTTGTTTGGCATATTGATAAGCTGCCTCCGCTTCTTCAATAGCCTGTTTTCTTTTAGCAGTTAATTGATTGATTCTTTTCTGAACAGAACTGTTATAATTATCTAACTCTTGATCGGATTCATCAGATTCATCAGAATTATCCTGAACATTTGTTCTGGTTTGCAACTCTTCAGAAGTATCTGAAGTGTTAACTTCTGGCTCTTCTAAAGAAACAGTTGTCATTTCTTCTTCTACTGCATTTTGATTTTCAGTATTTTCCATAAAAATCTCCTAATTATTTATACATAAGATATATCTGCGGGGTCAAGGATAGTTCCGATAATATTATCGTCATTTATGAGCCTAACCTCAAGACCATCCACTTTGAACCTGTTGCCAGCATATCTACCCATAAGCACCCATGATTTCTCACCACACCAAGCTCCTGAAGGAAACTTATCAATGTCTTTGTATGCGTCTGGACCAAGCCGAACAACATAAGCCGCTACTGTAGCAAAGCTTTCACGATCACGAGTAGCGTCAGGTATATAAACACCACCTTTTGTCTTGGATTTCATGTAATAAGGAATAACGAGAAGCCTGTAACCTACTGGTTGAGGCAGTCTATCTATAACAGAACCGTCAAATTCCTCTGGATTTTTGGAGTTTTTATCTTCTTCAGCTTCAAATCCTTTTTCAATAGATTTAGGAAGCTTTGCCGTAGCCACTCTATCTGGCACGAATAGTTTCTTTGTCATCCCTCTATGACACCTTTCATCGCGGCAGTTAATTCATCTTCACAATATTGCAAGCCGCGTATTTGCCCTACTATAAATCGGTAGTTTGAATAATCCTCTACCGCACCATCAGCAAGCATCTGAGAATAATCACTCTTCTTCTCGCGTATGTTCTTTAGCATATGTTCAGTTAATGCTACTGCATCCATTATTTTGTTAAACCTTTAAACTTTTCAAAGCTACGCATACTACCAAGACCCAACATTCCAAGAAGAATAGTTGTTAAGGTTTCCATGTCGAAGCTAGGTAGTTCAGGTATTTCAATACCAGCAATCGCAGTTGCGAAAAGAATAAGTGGCATAAGGCAAAAGTGATACGCAAGCGCGAACGCAGTGACCCATCCTGTAAAGGGGCGCCATCCAGCAACAAATATTGACCTGTGTTGAGCTTCTGCTTTGTTAACTTCGACTTGTGCGAGTTGCGCTTCGTGCGCTTGTTTTGTGGCGAGTGTGGCGATTTCGTGGGCGAGGGCATTCTTCTGATCTTTATCTTCAATAAATTTATCTAAAAGCCCTGATACTGGGCCTATCAATGCTTGTAACATATCAATATACCTTTACAGCTTCAATGTTTACATATTTTGGCAGGCAATATGCAGTGATTGTCTCGCCTTGTTTATGCAATTCCCTAGCAAAATATGTACATTCATGTAGGTTTCTAAAATACATATCTTGGCTTTCTAACTTTTTATTAGGCTCTAATCCTGTAAAAACAAACAACAGAAATAAATGCTCAAACATTATTTTTTAGACATCCAAGCAGATACACCCATATATGCTCCTACAATAGTACCTCCTGTTATGTAAAGCAAGTTAGATAAATCTGTTAATAATTTTATTCGAGAGTCTGGAATAAATGGAGCAAACATTAGCAATGTATAAAGAGCCATAAATACTAAAACAGCAGTAGCCATACGTCTTTGCGCTGTCATTTTGCGAAGCTCTGCAGCTTCATGTTTTTCGGCAGCTTCTATCTCATGTAGTTTTTCTGCTGCGGCTAACTCATCATCATCCACAATGCCATCCCCATCTAGATCATATTTATTATATTCTGAACCTTTTTCTAATTTTTTTTGTATCAAAACGAACTCCTATTCACATATAGCCACAACAGACCAACCGCAAATCCTACAACAACAATAACTAGAAATATTATTGCTATAGCTTCTACGAAATGCTTACGAGCTTCACGCTGCTTGTAAATAGTTTCTTTTCTTTGTTGTCTTATATCCCTTTCCATCTTGATCAGTTCTTGCCAAGCAGAAGGCCCACACATAGAACTAATTAATTTACGAAGCTCATCTCTTTGGTTCTCAAGCTGTTTTTTTTGAGTGAACAATTCCATCGCTTCTTGCTCTACAGATTTACCAGAAAACAGCTTTTTAAATATAGGAGGATTCTTAGCCTCGTGATGGGCGCGGTCAATATCAGATACCGCAGACATCCAAGTAGACAAACTTTTTCCCATCGAATGAAGATCTCGGCCTATGCTCACCCCTTTTTTTAAAGTCGCGAAAGCGGATGAGGCGAGTGCCATGCTTGAAATAGGATCAATCATTACCAACCCCTTGGTAAAAAGCCCTTCATTTCAAGTAACTAAAAGATTCCCTCAAATCTTTGTGGTTTAGATATTCGTGAAAACTTCGTTATCACCCCGCCATCACGTTTTTTTTGCACTTGTCTTTTTTTTGCTTGAAGCTTTCTTTTTGGCTTTTGGCTTGGCTTCGGTTTTTTCGATGACGATAGGGATATCGCTATCGCTTGTTTCTGCGGATAACCCTCCGACATTAATTTGCTGATGTTCGAGCTTACTGTCTTCTGGCTTGTTCCTTTTTTCAA